GGGACCTGAACCGCCGTTGTTGTGGCCGCCCCCGGTTAGAACTTCAAATAACATATATTACTCCTTTCCGAAATTCTCGCCGAAGCCCTTGGTGGCGTCGATTGCCATCTTGTAGCTGTCGAGAACCTGGTCTGTCTCTTTCTGCTGAGCGTCGATTTCCGCTTCCGCCGCCTTGATTGCGAGTTCCTGCTGCTTGAGAGCCGTGTCGTTATCTGCCTTGATTGCCTCGTTCTCGGTCTTTACGGCCTGGTTCTCTGCCTTGGCGCCTTCGAGCATCATCTTGTCCTGTTCCTGGATTACGAACTTCTGCCAATCCTGTTCCCTCTGTTCGCGGCCGTTCATCATGCTCATCTGGGCCTGGAACAGCTGTTTCTTGAGGTCTTCGTTCTCCTGCTTGAGAAGTCCCATTTCTTCCATGTTCATTTCCATGGTGGCCTTCATCTGTTCGAGCATATGTACCGCCGCAGGATCCTGGCCGTCGGTAATGAAGTTGACGTCAGGCGGGAGGTTGGCTACGATGTTCTTGCTGAGGTCGTCGCCGAGTTCGTTCTTCAGGGTATCTGCGAAATACTTGGCGATAACCGGCTTCATGTTGTCCGGCATAATCGTGGCGAGAGCTGTAAGTTCCTGTCTCTGCTTCATCTGGCGGGTAATGACGGAAGGACCGTTCTCGAGAGTGAATCTGAGATCCTGTCCGCCGTTGAGAAGCTCGATTATAATCTTGCCTAACGTACGGATAGCCTTGAAAGCGTTGTTGTAGTAGTTCGCGGTATTGGATTCCTTGGAAATTTCCTGACGGAGGATTTCGGTAGCAGTACGTTCCTTCTGGTCCACGATACCCGTAAGCGGGATGCCGAGAGTATCTTCAATCAAGGTACGGCACGTAGAAATCGTATTCTGTAAATCACCGGTCTCGAAGGATTCGGTAAGCGGTACCGGCTGGTGTTCGCCTTTCCAGAGAACAGCAACTGTATCGTCTTCCGATACTTCTGCAAGGTTCTTCGGCAATACCGCGTCGACATTGATTAAGTAGTTGGCCTTGGAAGAACGTCCTACGCGTTCGATTAACGTAGAATACGCGATATTGGCGCCGAGTTCGAGATTCAACGTCTGCTGGATTATACCGTTGTAGTTAATCTGGTTGGACTCGAATATCTCGTTACCGGCGAGTCGTACGATAGGTATATAGCGGATAGGCAGAGGTATATGCTGTACTACCTTGTCGCCGCAAATCTTGTACATGTCTACGTAGCCGCTTTCGTTCTTTACGAAATAGGAAATAATCGCGACCGAATCGGGAGGTACGTCCCACTGGTCGAACTGGCTGAACGCGATTGTGCATTCGGTATCGGGATATGCGAACGGGACTACGTCCTCGCCGTAAAGCCTCTTGGCCTTGCGTACGGAGATATAGTTGATAATCGCACCCTCTTCGGCGTCCGAACATTCAGGAGTGGAACAGTTAGGGTCGATTGCCACGGCGTCTATATGGGTAGCTGACTCGACGATAATCTTAGGCTCGCCGGTAAACTCGTCCTCGATAGTGGTAGCCACGAGGAAACCGTAACCGGTAAGCACGGCCTTTCGGAACGCGTCCACGATTGCCGACTTGGTATCGGTATCGGATTCAATCTGGTCGATAGATTCCTGTATTTCCGACATGTTGTTCTCCGTAAGCTCTACATGCCACGGGGAATTGGAAATAGGCGAACTGATTGCGTTCACCATCGGGTTCCAGTTGTTCAACGAAAGGTTCGTACGCTTGCCTCTCTTGTATTTGCGTACTGTAGACTTATTCCAGAAATCGCCTGAATATCGTCTCATGTCGGCGATAGCCCTCTGGATAGTCGTGGCGAACCTGTCGTCAGACTTAACCAGGAAGGCATTGCATTGTTCGATAATATTGTCCATCTTAAATCCTTATTTATGTCAAATAATTAGAGTTGACGAATATGCATCGTAAATGTCGTACCATTCGCGAAATTGATTGTACTGCCTACTGCAAAGTTTCTGATTTGGAACGTCTTAGACCATGCAAAGTCGGTAGACGGTGTAAGAATAGGAGCAAATTCAGTAGTAGCAATACAGTTGACGTTACGTACATCAGCTACTTTGAACGGATTCGTCCTAGCACCTTCCCAATCGCCCTTGACGATGTATTCGAACGGGCCGCAGATACATTTGTCATTCAAGTGGGCAATACCGGCAGGATTACCGTTGATGAACGAGTTAACGCCCATCGATTCTTCGTTTGATACTTCACCTTCAAGCCAGAATTCCAGATCGAAATGCACATTCAGAGTACCGATAGAGAATAAGTCCATAGTACAGAAGTAACGATGACCCAGATCAATATAGTGTTCATTAAGCCCGACAACCGGATCAGTAATCAATTCAGAAGAACACCATTTACCCCAAGCGTTAGAACCAGAAGTAGTATTGAATATGCCAGGTGTCGACGTATCCTGTTCGTTATTTCTCAATGTCGCGGTAATAGTCGTCTTGCATTCGAATTTACCGGTATTGTTCTTCCAGATATAGTGATGAAGTGAATCATCTCTCCATGCCCCCATATTTGCCCAAATGTACCATGCATCACCGTTATAATTCGAAATGTTGTTCGTAAATACGAACGAATCTACCAGGCACTGTTCGATTGTTATAGGAATGACTGAGTGTCCAGTACCGGAACCCATCAGGCCATACTGACCGTCAATGACTAGCTGCGCATTGAATATGTTGTTGTCCAAGAAGCCTGTGATATAATGCGATACCGTGGCTGTAACCTGTGTATTACCGCCTAGACCTCCCAGGTATGTAACTGTTCTTTCTGCACCAGAATGGGCGATCAAGGTGAATGTCTTATTAACCTGCGAGTCTTTGACAACAGAGTTACGTGCCATGATAGGAGCACTAACAATGCCACCGTATGAAGTAAAGTTGTCACAAATAATGTTGTTATCGCTTAACAATACAGAATTTCTCATGGACAGGGCAGCGATTTCGATGTCCTGCGTAAAGCTAAGAGTAGAATTCTGTACAGAAATTGTAATACCGGAAACACCGTCAACCAATTTCAGAGATATTTCAGAATCCTTGATGACATAATTATTGTTAGCCTTACATTCAAGTGTCAAAGAACCTGTGCAATTCTCAATGAAGTACGTATGTGCATTTGTAGATTCTTTCAATACTGCATTTGGATTTGTAGTCTTGTAGTTAATAAGCCACCTGTCAGAATCAACTACGCCTTCCCATGGATTCTGAGATGTTAATACGCCTTCCCAATCATAGTTAATCTGGTTCTGTTGTTCCTTAATTCTTAGCCACATCAGCTGCTTATGTTCGAAATCATTGAAATCAGCGATACAGTTAATGTCTACGTGAATATAAGGAGAACCGTAGAACATTTCCTCAGTGAGTTTGCAGTTTGTGAAATATGAGCCTGACGTAATCATATTCTTTGAATTGATAATGCAGTTACTGAAACTACAGATACCGGTTAACGACTTGTTTATGTTAACCGTACAGTTTGTAAAGCTAAAGGTCTTACCGGTATTAATGTTTACGCCTACAGTACAGTCAGAATATGTAGTCTGTAACAAGTTATTGTCATTATCGATGATTACATGTTCAGGACTTATGAACTGTCTTGCACACCAGGAAGTCTTGACGTTCTTGGCCACTACGTTCGTATTCGAGAGGTTGAAGAACGGATCGCCGTTCCAGTCGCCGTTAATCGTATTGTTGCCGAGGTCCATGAAGCGCGTACCTTCGGAAACGTCGATTGCGTCCGCGATTACGTTGAGGTTCGTATACTTGAACCAGCGGTAATCAGTAGAACCGTTGAAGAAAGGCCTTAAGCTATTTACTGAACAGTAAGTAAAGAGACTGTCAATTTCATAAGTCTGGTCTTGCATGTTCATGGAATTCGAAGGGAACGCGCCGAAATGACGGGAATCTACGTGTTCGGTAGGCTTGACCATAATCCAACGTCCGGTAATATGGTTATCGGATGCGATTACGGAACCGCCGTTATCCTGTTCGGTAGATTCTGGATTCCAGATATAGTTAATCGGTTCCTTGTCTCCGGATGTGAAATAACCGAGAAGGGTGATAGTCTTCTTACCGTCTACCAAAGGAATTCCGTCTACGTCTACTGCGCGGAGTTCATCCATAGTGCCGATAGAGACTGCTGTATCAGAAGTGATATTGGCGAGCACGTCCAGCATGTTCTCCGTAGTATACTGCAACACCCATTTGGAAACGTCGGAAGTATCGATGTCGTGTTCGTTAGACCATACTCCTTCGCCAACGTACTTATAGAAATACGCTACTACATCGGTATCGATGAATACCTGATGTTTAGTCCTGCCGTATGTATCGGTTACCTGCGGGTTGGCGAGCGCCGTACCGTCGGAATCGTAAATAGGAGCGACCGTGTTGCCGTCCTTCACGTTGAACTGAATGCAGCCGTGAAGCGGGTTACGGTCGTTGTCCTGGTATCTAATCCAATTATCGAAATTTCTCATTACTTTCCTCCGAACAGGTCAATCCTATATTCGTTCAGTATATCTTCTTCTGCCTTTCTGCGCTCTTCTTCAGCGATTCTGTCATCGTAAGCTTTCTGAAGCATAGCACCAAGTCCGAACGGTATACGTGTAAAGGCCCTGCCCTGTTCCTGTTGATAACCACCAAGTTTATTAGTAATTAGATTCTTGACGGCTTCTTCTTTCATATACTGAGATTCTTTAGGCCAAATGTTCTTGTCTACATCTATATATTTCTGTAACACAGGATCGTTAGCCATAATCTTGATCTGT